CACTACTTCAGACACAGTACACGATACTGTAGTGCTAACACTAACAACAAAGTATGTACGGTTTGGAGCAATTTCTGGAGGCAGTACACCACTAGAAATAAACTGAACTGGAGTTCCTACTTCATAAGCAGCAGCAAAACCACCAGTAGCAGTAACAGCAGTACTTGCACCTGCAAAAGTAACTACTGGCTGAGAGTCACCAACAACCTGAAACGATGCGGATGTAAGTCCAGTTCCAGCCCACGCACGGTTTTGAATTACAACCTTCATGAACAACAACTGATTCTGACCGTTAATTCCGCCAATCAATGGTTGTGCAAAAGGTCCAGCAACATCAGTCTGTGCACCAAAACGAACTGCATCTGCAATTGTTTCATTGAACTGTACAAATGGGTCAGATACTACAACAAGTCCTGCCGATGTAGTTGCTCCCTGTGCGTACACAACCGAAAGGCGGTCAGCACTAGCAGTACCAGCACTTGCTGTAAAAAACTTAAAAGAGGCTTTAGGGTCACGTGCCATTTCTTTTATTCCTTTCCTTGATTAAGCGATTGCTTCAATTTTCAAGCGACCAATGGCACGGGTGTGTGGGACCCAGAGTCCAATACCCCAGTCGAAGACTACGTTGTGCATGATGCCATTCTCTTTCGAGAGACCAAGGTACGTAGGCTTGAATGGACCGGACTGCCATCCTTCAACATAACCCTTACCGTAGCGAACTGCATAGATATGAGTTGACTTGCTTGCAACAGGACCAGCAAGGTTGTTGCCAATAATTGGTGTAGTACCATCAGACTTACGACCAACAGTACGAACTGTTGCAGCCTTGTACTTCTCGACAGGACGGTCAAACGAGTCCTGCGTTACATCAAAGCCTGCACCAATACCCATAGTACGAATTGCAACTTCAATCTGACGCTTTGTAAATTCATTCATATACAAAACAACACCATTTCCATCTGGGGAATTCATGTTGTCAAGCAATTCTTGAACCGCAGAGAACAGACCGTTGGCAAGTGATGCTGTAATAGCACCTTCTTTTACTGTTGCACGGGAGGTTGCTACAGAGATATCCATTTCAGAAGGAATATCGTAGTCAGCAAAGTTATCAAGGCGATAACCCAAACCGGGGAAACAATCAATATTGCCCGTAATCGGGTTATTGTTTACCAGTTTGTCATTGAAGTCATAAGCAAAACCTTCAAGGAAGATTTGAACCTGTGCTTCAATTGGGTCGATGATATTCGTTGGCTGATTGAGCAATACTTGGTCAACAAGAATCTTGTTGCGGACAAGGTACATCTGCTCTTCATAAGACTTTGGTCGACCCTTGATTGCAACAGGCTCACCGTTAACGGTTGACCAGTTTGGTCCGGGAATACCAGAGTTCAGATAACGAACACCGATTTGCTTGAGAGATGGAGACGTATAGAGTGGAATATCCTTAAGAGCATTCCACGTCTGATGAAGAGATTTTGTGATTTCCTTGACGAGCGGGTCGTTGCTGATAGCCGCTTGGTCAGCCAAGGTCAATGCACCATTAAAGTCGATTGCCATTACTGTGACCTTTCATTAACCGTTTATCGGTTTTTATTGATTCCCATCAACTGGCTAAGGGATTGTCTTCCGACACCCATACCCTGTTGATTGCCATTAACCACTGCCTGTGCAGAACTTGCTTGAGACTGCGGGGTTGGAGTACGTTGACCGTGTGCAACCTGCCGTGCAACTTCTGACCGGAGTGATTGAGTGAGTCTGCTGACGTGGTCATGCACCATCTGTGCGGCTTTGGTTGGTTCATTGCCTGCATTGATTAGTGAATCAACAAGTGCAGTAGCCTCTTTAGCCAATGGGTATTGCTCCAATGCAGTCTGTCGCTCTTGCTGAACCATATAATGGCTCACCTCTGCCATAGCCTGCTGGTAGCGATAGCGTTCCAACTCGGCATCTAGTTGCAACTGTGCAGTTGCTGGGTCTACTAGTTCCTGTTGTTCAAGTTCACGATATCGACTAACAATCTGCTGCTCTGCCATTTCCTGCTGTTGCCGTTGCAAAGCAAGTTGTACGTCTGCTGCGGATTGATATCCCTGCTGTTCAAACTGGGTGATTACATCAGCCCACTTATCTAGCCGGTCGGAATAATTCCTAGCCCTATCGTTTACTTCCCTGAACCTATCGTAAGGAATTGGTCCGGGGTTCGACGCATCACCATTGGTTGGCTCCGACAAATACCCGAAGGATTCGTCGATTGTGGATTGCTCCACTGGGACATCAGCACCATCGTTAACGCCTGCTGTGCCGAAGATTTCGGGGTCGGCGGATTCCCTAATCGTGTCCAAAATGGCGTTACCAACGCCATATCCGTCTGACGCACCTGCTGATGAATCAGGTGTAAGTGTCATC